TAAATCAATACTTTGCTGAGCTAACGCTTGTTGTATGTTGTTTTCTAAAAACGCTTGTTGCTCTTCATCAGGAGCTAGTTCTATAAATATACCAAAATCGTGAAGATGAATATCATGCAACTCGCTTATTACCGCGGTGTTATGCGCACCGATCTTGTTTATTAATCCATCTCTAGTAGGAGAAAACTCTATAACATCTGAAAGTCTTAAAGACAAAGATTCTGCCAACTCTGTTGTTAAAAACAAACTAGACTGAAGTATATGTCTAGTAGCTGTGTTTGAGTTAGCTGCTGCTAGTTTCTGAACACCAACTAAAGCATTTTTATCTGGAGTAGATCCGTCTCTAGCCTCATTAAGGCCGGTTACGTCTCTAATCATCTGTAGGTAATAGTTGTAAGTGTTTATTAAAGCAGTTATCTTTTGACCCCCAGCGCCTGAAGTTACCTCTTGAATAGGTACTTTACCTGGATTCATATCACCTTCTGATGTGAAAGATCTACCAATAATACTACCTGTCTGGAAGAACATATTAAGTGCTTCTTGTGGGTTGTAATTGGTTCCGTTTCCAAGGTCAATCTCAGCTAAACCATCAGCATCTATGTATATACCGTCAGGTACCATACGTGTTAATACCTGCTGTAATTTCAAATGTGTTAGCTGAATCATATCAGCAAAACTTGTAATTCTAGAAACTAGAGATTCAATGCGACCTTGGTACATACGAGGAGCTACTAAATTGTAGTTCATTTTAACCTTAGCATCATCACTTTTTGGTCTCATCATATTCTTAGACAAGCCCCACTCTAAAACTATATCTGTACCTAAAACTAAAGCGCCTTCGTAAACAACTTCTAAAGATCTAGATATTTTACCAAATTTAGTTTCCAAATCACTTGGAGGATTAAACTGGTCGTCTTTTAATATAACCTTGCTAGCGCCACTTCCTGTTTCTTTTAACTTGTAAACCTCGTTCATGTAGGTTTTGTAATTAAAGTATAAGACCTGAACGGTGTTTTTATCTACAGTGTGATTGTTTCTAGGTGAATTACTGTAGTGACCTCTATCGTGTATGCTCTTTTTTAGTATATCCTCTAAAGCTTCATCATCTAATTCAGGATATTGTTTTTTAAGCTCGTTTACTGGCACGTTTTTAACTTCACCTATGTAATATATATCATCAAAATAAGGTGACTCTGAGTACGAATAAACTAAACTAGCTGGATCTACATAGTCTATTTTTATACCTTCTGAAGTATTAAAGCTGTTTTTCACACAAGCCATACCCAGTACTGTAAGATCGTAATTAAGTCTTTTTCTAGTGTTTTCGTATTTATTGTGTTCTAGCAAAACAGTTAAAGCCTGCTCTTCAGCTATCTCTACAGACTGCTTGTAGCTTAACTGCATGTGAAGTTCTAGCTCCTCTTTGTTTTCAGGTAGAGTTTGTTTTGGGTTTTCATACATGTTAACACCAAAAGCCTGCTCTGCAAAATCGTTAAGCTCCTTGGTTTGCATGTCTCTTAAAATAGACTCCATGTATTTAGTCCTCTTGTCTATACCAAAAGGATCTTGTGAAAAAGCTTTTATATCATACATCCTTTCAGATATACCATTTACAACTATATCAACAAACTTTGGTATAATAGGTACTGGTTTCCAATCAAGGTTTAAATAAGATAAGTCACCGTTGATGGATAATTCATCTTTATACTTTTGTATAGACTGCTCGCCTCTAGCATATTGTCTTCTAGTATGAAAAGTTTCTTGGTTACTGTGAAATCTGTATACACCACCATCTCTTTTAAACCATTCATCTTCGATAGCTTTACCTACCTTAAGCCCATATTCTAAGCTTAATTTTTCTTGGTCACTAGCTACTTGACTAGGAAAATAACTTTTTACAACTGACTCAGCCATAATTCTATATTATCTGCGATTTAGAACCGCTGTTTTTATATTTTGAAAAACCAAAATCAATTTTAGTTCTTGTTCTATCTGCTACTGGTCTATACAAGTTTCTATTACAAGCCATTATAGCTAGACCGGAGCTAATAGAAGCATCAAACTTTGTTCTTTTATTTATATCAAATCTACTCCAATCATTAAGCGTTCTATCCATATACATAGAACCATACTTGCCATCACCTGTTTGACCAACATGTTTTTCTATGTAGGTTTCTATAGCGGCCGCGTGGGCTTGTTTTATATCTTCGCTAGAGTTAGGTATACCACCTATCTCTTTCTCTGTTGTTGACAATCTATTCCAAACCTTATCTGGTCTGTTCATAGAAAAACCTCTGTAACCTCTTTGTTTTAAAAAATACAAAAATCTAGGTTTATTGTTTTCTGCCAAAACAGGCATACCATAAAAAACCAAAGCTTTCAACATATCCTCAAAAAATGTCTCAGCAGTTTTTGGTCTAGCAACGTATTCAAGAAAAAAATGATTAGGCGGTGAGTTTTCCATTGAGAACTTTGTTAAACCATGCAAAGCACCATTTGAGCCTTTACCGTCAACCGTACCGCTAATATCGTACGAATCACAGCCAAAAGCACCCATGTGTTCATTACCAGGATATCTCACCCCATTTTTTATAATCACTTGGTTTTGCAGTTGTTTATCTGGAACCCAAGAAATTATAAATCTTCCTTGTGGATCTGGTGTAAAAAAAACTTTAGAGTCTTTTATACCGTCTTTCCAGTGAAAATTACCTTTTGTTACCACACCGTCTCTAGAAATACCTTGATTATAGTCTATTTGATCATATATTCTAGATAAATTAAAAATACTATTTTTAGTTTCATCTCTAAAAGCGTGCTCTTCGGTTCTTGGAAACTGTCTGTAAAACTCATTTAAAGCGTCTTGATCTCCTCTTAAACCGTCTACTTCGTTTTCCCAATTTTCAATTACACCTACATCTATATATTCTTCTTCAGGTCCTTTAACCTCTGAATCGGGAGTTTCAAATACTGGGTTACCGTACTCATCGATGAAACCTTCGTAATTCCATTCCATTGGTATAAACAAGCTGTATAAACCGGATTTAGTTTGGCCATTTTTGTTTCTTTTGGAAACATCAGAATCGTAGTATAACTTTTTAAAGTTTTCACCACCTTTATCTAAAGCATTAGATGTTGATCCCATCATACATTTGCCTATGATACGAGAACCAAGTCTAAGACAAGTCTTTGTTACCCTCCAGTTATTTAGTATGTTATCTGGTTTTTCCCACTTTCCGCTTTCATCGTGTACCAGAAGCTTAAGCTTTTCACCATCATAAGAGTTATCACCTGTATTTTTCCAATCAATAGTTGTGTCAAGACCTTCAAGTATTTCTTCATCTTGTTTTTTTATTGATTTTCTAGTTAACTTTGAAGCCGGAACCCTGTAGGCTAACTCAGACTTAGGACGGTCCATACCGTCTTGTATGGGTTTAAAAAAGAACGGGTAATTAACAGATATAGGAACAACTTTGTCTGTAAACATCTTTTTTGCATCTGAACCTGATTTAGATAGTATGCCAAATCTAGCATCAGAACTTATAGTTGCTTGGTTTACGGTTTCTGAACTGGACATAAAAGAAAAACCACTACGTCTGTTTTTTAAATAACACATGCCGTAGCTTCTTTGATCAGCTTTGCAGGCTTCCCAGAATATAAAGAAAAGTCTATTTGCTTCTCTAAAATCAGGTTTACCTACATCTATTTTAGCCCACTGTAGGTACATATAATGTGTACCTGTTATGTATGTCTTTACGTTTTTATTAAAGAACCAGAAACCGTCTTCTCTTCTATTGAACTCTTCGTCGATGTAAGACTCCCATTTTGATTTAAACTCTTCTGGGTAGTCTTCCCATTCAAAAACACTTTTTATGTTTTTTATTTCTTTAGGATATTCAAAAGGTGTCCATTTTTTGTTTTCAAACTCATGAACATCTTTTTCTTTAGGTAACGCTATTTTTAGATTTTGAATCTCGTATATATCACCTATTTGACCAGATCTACTTATAACTATAAAGTCAAACTCTTTATTGTAACCATACTTCCATTTTTTAGCCTTATTATACCTTTTGACGGTACTAAGCTTTATTGGTTGTATTATCTTATATAAAGAATTGTACGACATTATTTAGATCTTTTCTCAGCAAAACCAGAAAAGGATTTTTTTGCTTCATTTTCTACAGGTTTGTTATCAAGCATATCTTCTTCTTGCTGTATTCTATTAAGTATTTCTAAAGCGTCTAGTATTGCTAGTTTTTTTGTAGCAGCAGCATTTTTGAGTCTATCCGCAGACACGTCGTCTTCAGTGTTTGTTATTATAGGTTCTTCAGCAACTTTTATTAGCTCCTTTATAGCTTTACGCCCAGCTTGGATTATACTCTTTTTCGTTTCTTTTGTATCCATAATCTATATTTATGTTTACGGAACGAACACGATACATTCTTTCGTTTTCAATGACAAATTCATATTCGCTCCGGGGTGTAAATCCTACTACATTACCACGCTGCAGACCGAGTTGTAGTAAGTCATCACCCAATATTTTAAGCACACCTGTAAACGGTGTTTCCTTATCTATAGACCACATGTCGCTAGACTCTATAGGTTTAACAAAGCAGTAACCATCAGTAGGTTTCCATAAACCATTTCTCTTATACATGTACACTTGATCTAAGCTACACATGTAGGAAGTTTCGTTAAAATAACTCCTACTATTTTTCTCTTTACCCTTTACGTCATAGAACCTTCTAAAAACGTTGTGATGAACTATTACTTCATCTCCAGGTTTGATGCCGCTAGAATCACCCCTAGGCACGCTAATAACAACACCTAACCTGTTGACGTATCTATGATCTTGTAAGTCAGTGTTTAGTATAAGCTCTTTTTCGCCTAACTCTTTTTTATTTTTATTTCTAGAACCTTTTGGCTCTACAACGAAATCAAATAAAGACTTCATTAATACTCTAAATTATATTCAACAGCTATACCCATGTTCTTGTTAAAGTCTTTCCATGGTATTGTTTCGTCATTTTTTCTAATGTAGATACTAAACCTGTCTTTTTCTTCGATTATAGTTTCTATAGTATGCCCCCCGTAGACCTCTTGGCCTACGGAATAATGCATAGCTTCGTTTTTATAATCTCTACCTATACTTATCTTACGAATCAGACCGTTCATTGTCTTTGATTTCTCCAGATGATAAGTCGATAGTAACGTCACCGTATTTTTCTTCTAATGTTTTTTGTTCGTTAGCCAACTCTTCGCTAAACTGCTCAAACACTTTGTATAGTTGCGTTTTTTGAAGATCTAAATCAGCTAAGTTTATTTTTAACTGATTGATTCTAGATACAACTGAGTTAATCTTACTAAGTTCTTCTTTCTGTAGTTTTTTAGCTTTTGCCATTTTTCTTAAAAAATTTATTTAATAATATATCAAATATAATACAAATAATCCTATTCTAACAAATTGTCTACTACACTCCGTTGCCCTCACCGCGTCTTTTTGTTTAGTGTTTATAGATTAAAAAAATTCTGTTCATCTGTAAGCTCCCAATTACCTACCTCTGAGGGCATATATTTCCAGATATCTACTGCATTTTTATCATCAAATACTTGCTCGTATTC